CGGCATACGAGATCACTGTGTGACTGGAGTTCAGACGTGTGCTCTTCCGATCTGATATGTAAAGATGACCGATTGCATGGAATCTTCCGCTTCTACGGAGCAAATCGGACAGGGCGCTGGGCAGGACGTATCTTTCAGCCTCAGAACCTTCCTAGAAATGCTTTCGATGATATCGAATTGGCAAGACAGCTGGTCAAGGAAAAAGATTTTGAAACAATAGATATGCTGTACGGATCCTATAATCAGGTCTTCAGCACTCTGATCAGAACGGCAGTTATTCCGCCTGATGGACATATGTTTGCTGTAGCGGATTATTCAGCAATTGAGGCAAGGCTCACTGCATGGTTTTGTGATGAAAAATGGAGACAGGATGTATTTGCTTCAACAGGAAAGATCTATGAAGCATCGGCTGCACAGATGTTTCATGTACCAGTCGAACAGGTCACGAAAGGCTCTGACCTGCGTAAGAAGGGGAAAGTGGCGGAGTTGGCACTGGGCTATGGCGGAGGTGTATCTGCACTGGAACGTATGGGAGGCGCGTCTATGGGACTATCGGAAGAGGAGATGCAGGATATCGTACATAAATGGAGATTAGCATCTCCAAATATCAAGAAGATGTGGTATCAGGTTCAGGATGCAGCCTATTCGGCTGTGAGAGACCGAAGGAGATTACAAGTGGCCCACGGTGTGAGTTACTTTTATCAATCAGGTGTCCTCTTTGCGCAACTGCCATCCGGTCGAAAGTTGGCATATATCAGGCCTAAACTCATACCAGGCAAGTATGGAGAAGAACTCACCTATGAAGGATATGGATCTGATCAGGATGGTAAACAAACAAAAAAGTGGTGCCGGCAGAAGACATGGGGCGGCAAACTGTTCGAGAACCTTATCCAGGCCATTGCACGTGACTGTCTGGCAACAGCGATGCTGCGCCTTGATCAGCAAGGCTATAGGATAGTTATGCATGTGCATGATGAGGTAGTCGTGGAGGTGCCTAAGGAGAATGCTCATGCCGCTTTAGAGAAAATAGAGAATATCATGGCAGAACCGTTGAGCTGGGCACCGGGTGTTATACTGACGGCTGACGGATTCGTCAGTGAGTATTACAGAAAAGATTAAATGGTATGGAGGTAAAGGCAGATGCATGATATGGAGATACAGATATCGGTCGGAAAGAGCCGCTATGAAAAGCAATGGAAAAATCAAACGATGATGTGGTCTGCCTTCCTGGACAAGGTCAGGGATACATACAGGACCAGAGAAACGATGTCTGAGTATCTAAAGCTGACAAAGAAGAAACAGGATGAGATCAAGGATATAGGCGGTTTCGTTGGTGGACAACTAAAAGAAGGACGCCGCCTAGATACGAACGTCATGAATCGCACTCTGATCACTCTTGATGCAGATTATGCATCACCAGACCTATGGGACGATATCGATCTGCTGTTTGGTTATAGCTGTTGTATGTACAGTACACATAAACACAGACCAGATAGTCCTCGTTATCGTTTGATCATACCGCTGTCAAATCCAGTAGGACCTGAACAATATGAAGCAATTGCACGAAAATTGGCTGAAGATATAGGAATCGATTATTTCGATGATACGACATACCAGGCATCGAGATTGATGTACTGGCCGAGTACATCTGCAGACGGTGAATATGTTTATCATTGTCTTGACGGCCCTGTCCTGGATCCGCAGTGTGTCCTTGATAGATATCCGGATTGGAGAGACATCAGCTTCTGGCCAATGTCTTCGAGAGTTCAGGAGATCAAGAAACGCGCAGCGAAGAAGCAAGGGGATCCATTAGAGAAAGATGGACTGATAGGTGCATTCTGCCGTACATATGATGATATACGCTCTGCGATAACCACTTTCCTGGCTGATGTGTATGAGCCATGCAGGGAAGAGAACCGCTATACGTATATAAAAGGATCTACTGCAGGGGGACTTGTGACATACAATGACCGCTTTGCATATAGCAATCATGCTACGGATCCGTGTAGTATGCAATTATGCAATGCCTTCGACTTAGTGCGCATTCATAAGTTTCATGATCTGGATGCGGATGCTAAACCGGAGACACCAGTGAATAAGCTGCCCTCCTGGGTAGCCATGATGGACTTCATTCGAAAGGATTCGGATACTATCAAGACGATGGACATGGAGCGCATAAGAGATTTCGAAGAAGATTTTGAAGAAGATAATTATGTGTGGATGTCTGAATTAAAGCGTGGTGGAAAAAACAATGATATCCTGCCTACCAGAAGCAATATTGAAATAATCTTGAAAAATGATCCTAATCTAAAGGATGGGGTAGGGGGACTGGATATATTCAAAAGCAGAGTATATAAGACTGCCAATCTGCCTTGGTGGAAGTATGACAAGTATCGAAGTCAATGGATAGACGATGATGATTCAGCTTTAAGAAGCTATATTGAAAAATATTATGAAATCAATAGCAAGGAAAGAGTACTGGATGCATTGATCAATGTCCATCGAGAAAACTCATACAACAGTGTTACCAGATACCTTAGTGCTTTGAACTGGGATGGGGTGGAAAGGCTCGACACACTTTTTATTGATTATCTGGGTGCTGAGGATAGTGAGTATGTACGGGCGGTTACACGTAAACAGCTCTGTGCGGCTGTTAAGAGAGCGTATGAACCTGGGTGCAAGTACGATACAGTGCTGGTGTTAAGTGGTCCTCAGGGTGTTGGAAAGTCCTACATCATATCAAGACTAGGACAGGAGTGGTTCAGTGACACGATCCCAGCTATCAAAGGTAAGGATGCCTATGAGGCACTTGATGGTAAATGGATCCTTGAGCTTGGGGAGCTGAATGCAACGAGAAAGAGTGAAATCGAGGCCGTAAGGCTATTCATAACTTCCACCAGCGACAACTATCGTAAGGCTTATGCAAGAATAACAACGGATAATCCAAGGCAGTGTGTGCTGTTTGGAACAGCTAATGATGATGATTATCTGAGAGATTATGCGGGGAACAGACGTTTCTGGCCTGTGGATGTCATGTTACATGAGAAGCGTCTGAACATGTTTGAGATGACACAAGAGACTATAGATCAAATATGGGCAGAAGCGGTATACAGATACCACCAAGGTGAATCCCTCATTCTGGAAGGCGATTTAAAGGCTCAGGCGGACAAAATACAGAAGGCGCATGAATATGTCTCCCCCTATAAAGGACAGGTGCTGGAGTACCTGGATACCCCGATTACGGAAGATTGGTACACCAAGGACATATATGAACGAAGGAACTACATTCAGGATTCAGCAATGCAGGAAGGTTGTATCCGAAGAAACAAGGTGTGCGTTCAGGAAATCTGGTGCGAGGCCTTGGGTGGAGATATCAAGGCGCTTGGCTCCAAGGAAAAGAAGGAGATCGAACATATCGTCATGGAAACAGGCAAGTGGGATAAAAGCGGATCACTAAGATATGGGAAGGCTTATGGAGCAGCAAGAGGGTTCATAAGGAAATAGAATCTGCAACAAAACCGTAACAGCACGAAAAAAAAGTGCAACATTAGGAAAAAACAGTGCAACAGACGCAACACTGTGCAACAAACGAGCGTTGCGCCGGAAACACTTTAAATATAGGCGAAATATAGGTAATGCAACAGTGCAACAATAAATCTCTATAATTATAAAATATATACTATTAGGGAGTACACACATAAGGGCACACGCCTAATACGCACATACATAGTGCCTACGCGTGAGAATGTTGCGCCGTTGCGGAAGGAAAGGAGTGTTTTTATGGGGTGGCAAAGTACAACAAAGACCGATCCAGAACGCCAGGTTGAAAAATACTTGACTGATCGTATCAGCAACCTCGGAGGTCTTGCATGGAAATTCACATCACCCGGGACTGCAGGAGTGCCGGATAGGATCGTAATCATGAATGGACAGATCTGTTTCGTAGAACTTAAGCGGTCAACAGGTGGTAGAGTTTCGGATATGCAAGAGTGGCGCATCAATCAATTACGTAGACAGGGCATGAAAGCATATGTGCTGCGTAACAGAGAACAGATCGACTATCTGATAAGTCACATGATGCGTGGAGAATTGCCGGAATGAGATATCATCCGCATGAGTATCAGCGTAAAGCTATCCAGTGGGTACTTGATAAACCAAAATCAGGACTGTTCCTTCCAATGGGGATGGGAAAAACAAGCGTTACACTCACAGCAATAAACATACTCATGTATGACTATTTCAATGTTGAGAAGGTCCTCATCATCGCACCGATAAGGGTGGCGCAGACTACTTGGCCGGATGAGATCAGTAAGTGGGAGGATATGCAGCATTTGACGTACGCCCGTGTGCTGGGAAGCAGACAGCAAAGACTGAAGGCATTGAAGCAGGAAGTTGACATCTATTTGATCAATCGGGAAAACGTATCATGGCTGGTGGAAGTGGTCGGGCGTGATTGGCCATTCGACATGGTAGTGGTTGATGAATTGTCCAGTTTCAAGAATCCCCAAGCCCAGCGATTCAAAGCGTTGAGGAGGGTGATGCCTTTAGTAGACCGCTTCATAGGCTTAACCGGAACACCTGCACCGAAAGGTCTGCCTGATCTTTGGCCACAACTGTATCTGATGGATCAGGGGAAACGACTTGGCCGTACATTGTCTACATTCAGAAGCCGGTATCTGATGCCTGGGAGAAGAAACGGACATGTGATCTATGAATGGCTACTGCAGGAAGGTGCAAAACGACGAATCTATGATGCCATTGGAGATATCTGTATGAGCTTAAAAGCTGAAGACTGGCTGAAACTACCGGACTGTCAATATCTCACTCAGGAGGTCGTATTGAGTAAACAAGCGATGCAGCAGTACCACAGATTCAAACGTGAAAAGATTCTGGAGATCTGTGAGGACGGAGTGATAACCGCAGCTAATGCTGGCGTGGTCACCAACAAGCTGTTGCAGTTCACTGCAGGCGCTGTGTACGACGAAGCCCATAAAGTGAGACAGATACATACGGCGAAGCTAGAGGCCTTAGAGGATCTTCTGGAAGCTGCAAACGGCCAGCCTGTCATGGTGTTCTATTACTTCAGACATGACTATGAACGTATCACCGAACACTTCCCTGATGACAATATCCGCACTATCGAAGATCAGCAGGATGTAGCAGACTGGAACGACGGGAAGATCGATATGCTGCTCGTACACCCTGCATCTGTCGGTCACGGTTTGAACCTGCAGCATGGAGGATCCATCATCATCTGGTACACGCTGCCTAATTGGAATCTGGAGCTGTATCTGCAGGCCAATGCAAGACTACACAGGCAGGGTCAGACAGAGACGGTAAGAATCTACCATTTGGTTGCAAAAGGGACGGTGGATGAGGATATGATGAAGTCTTTAGAGCAGAAAGATGTATCACAAAAAGCGCTGATTGAGGCGCTGAAAAGATAGGAGTTAAGAAAAATGACAATAAAGCAACAGGCAGCAGAAGCATTTGAACGATATTTGGAAACCGGTAATCTTGAATATGCAAAGGTCGTTGCTGATTATCTGTCATGCAACAAGGAGGAAGAAGATGAAGTGCAGTGAGTGTAAACATCTGATTGCAGGCATATCCCAGCATAACAATTCACGTAGTAACTGGTGGTGCGCTATTGTTAGAACTGTGTGTGAACCACACAGAAGAATAGCACAGGCGAAAGGTAATGTTATACCGACAAAGACATCACCTCGCTGGTGTCCATTGAAAGGAGGTAAACAACATGGGATGTAAATGCGCTAAGTATTATGATCCTGATGAAGGAAGATATTACTGTGAAGTGACCGGTGATCAGTGCATGTACTTAATGCCAGACAGTAAAAGATGTGCCGCAGATTATGGTGAAGGGCCTGATGTGCAAATGGAGACAGAAGATTAAGAATGCTGAAAAGTATGCCAAACAGATTGCAGGAATACTGGCTGATTCTGCAATCTGTCCAGTTACGGATTTGATTTCATCACAGAGTCCTGATGATTGGCCTGTGTGTACAAACTGTGTACTTGAAGGTGTCTGCGCTAATGCACAAAAATTAGAGGAGTGGCTCCTTCAGGAGGTTTCCTCATGAGGCCGGAGCATCACCAGGGGTACATACTGCTGCGTAACAAAGAACGACCTGTAGCAGTGACTGTGGATTGTGCCTGGTTCATGTCACTGCCTAAAAAGGTGAAGCAGTATTATCAGCTGAATTGGAATGTCGTATTGATCAGAGGTTGAAAATAGAAAGGTGGATCAGGATGATCGAAATCAAAGAAGTAAAAGAAGTAAAAGAAGAAGACGTACTGAGTATCAAAGAAAATCATGTGTTGAGCTGTTTCACGGATTACCTGTATCATAAGCATGCCTCAGATCTTATCCAGGAGGAACTGGTCAACATAGCAGCTGAGCTTTCATCCGGATCTACTTCGACCGGCATCATCAGAGTATCGAAGGACAAGGGCAGCTGCACACCTTGGGAGAACGAGCTGCTGGCAAGGGAACACGAGCTGATCCAGGAGCAGGATAAGCATGAAGAGGCTATGGAGGTCGTTCATGGTTGGCTTGCAAAAATTAGAAATCCAGATCACAAGAATATCATCATGGAATATCTGATTAACAACCGATGCGAAAATGCTGAAGGTGCTGCTGAGAAATGCTGTACATCTTCTGGTAATGTGTGTAAGGTCTCAAAAAGAATCATCACAAACATTGCTAGAAGATTAAAATAAGTCAAAATGGAAGTCCACTTCCATGTCAAGTGTGTTATCATGATAGCATGGATATAGCAGGGAGGTAGAACTTCCTGCTTCGATCTATGAGAAAAAGCGGTAAGGAATCCTAAGCGGACTTACTAGCGTAAAGCGTCTGAAAAGGGCGCTTTTAATTTTTATACGATAATCAGTGTGTATAAATACGTATAAAATTATTGACATGCGCATTAGTGTGTATTATAATATAGATGAAGGGAGGTCATACGATGCCAATGACTTCAAAGCAGATGGTTAAACTGCTTAAACAAAACGGTTTTATTGAGATACGGCAGGCAGGTTCTCATAAAATATTGAATAATCCTGTGACCAATAGAAGCGTCGTTGTTCCTTTTCATGCAAAAGATTTACCAAAAGGCACTGAAAGGAATATTCTAAAACAGGCGGGGCTGTTATAGCCCCTGACCTGAAATAAGAATATACCGAAAGAAATAAAATTAAAGGAGGAAATGATTATGAAGGTGATTTATCCAGCTTTGTTTGAAAAAGAAGATAGTCGCTACAATGTTACGTTTCCAGATTTGCCAGAAGCCATTACGTGTGGAGACACATTAGAGCAGGCGATTGAGATGGCTAAGGAGTGTTTAGGTCTTTGTTTGGATGTGAGAAAAGAAAACAAAGAAGAAATTCCTGAGATGAGTGATCCATCTACGATCGACTGTGCAAACGGAATGTTTGTTATGATGATTGAATTTGATTCCATTGAATTCAATAAGCGTTATAACAAAAAAGCGATAAGGAAAAATGTTACGATTCCAGCTTGGCTTAATGAATTGGCTGAGGAAAAAAACGTTAACTTTTCAAACGTACTGCAAAATGCGTTAATGAAGAAACTAAATATTTGAGCTTGGCTATATTTAGGGAGCACCCAATGAGGTGCTTTTCTTTTACCAGAAAGGAGCGTGATAAGATGCCGAAGAAACCGGATGAGCGTATTGAACCAGCCAAGCAGATGTATCTTGACGGTATGAAATTGATCGATATAGCGAAGCAGCTGGATCTGCCAGAAGGGACTGTTCGGCGTTGGAAGTCCACTCACAAATGGGATAGCGAGCGTTCGGATAAAAAGGATGCGAACGTTCGGAAAAAACGAGGAGGCCAGCCAGGCAATAAGAATGCCACTGGACCACCTAGAAATCAACATGCCCGTAAGCACGGGCTTTTTTCAAAGTGGCTGCCTGAAGAAATCAATGAGATCATTGGAGAGATACCGGAGAATCCTCTCGATATCCTGTGGCATAACATTCAGCTGCAGTACGCAAATATTATCCACTCCCAGCAGATCCTTTATGTGAAAGACAAGGACGATAAGACAGAAGAAACGACGTTCTCCGGCGAAAAGGGAGAAGGGTATGAAATCCAGCAAGCTTGGGACAAACAGGCAGGCAACATGAGTGCTCTAAGCAGGTCTATGAAGACACTGATGTCGATGATCAAGGAATACGACGAGCTGCTGCATAAGAACTGGGACACTGCCAGTGAGATTCAGAAAGCACAGCTTGCACAGATACAGGCACAGACGGATAAGCTTACGGGTAATAACGCTGAGATTGAAGACCTGGAAGAAACGGACGATATGATCTATGGCGAAGATAACAAAGAAAAAAACGATACGGTATAGATTCGGCCAAAAGCATATCGACTACATCCGGAAGTGTGCTCAGTGTACGATCAATGTAGCTGAAGGTGCTGTACGTGCCGGTAAGACTGTCGATAACGTATATGCGTTCGCTCATGAACTGCGCTTCACGAAAGACCGCATCCATCTGGCCACTGGTTCTACAGTAGCCAACGCGAAACTGAATATCGGTGACGCCAATGGCTTCGGCTTGGAATACATCTTCCGCGGACAATCGCACTGGGGGAAATACAAGGACAATGACTGTCTGTATATCAAAGGACCCGCAACAGGATATAGACAACGTATCGTCATCTTTGCAGGTGCGGCCAAGGCAGACAGCTTCAAGAAGATACGTGGAAACTCATATGGCATGTGGATCGCAACTGAGATCAACCTGCATCACGAGAATACGATCCGTGAGGCATTCAACCGGCAGCTGGCTGCTGACAAGCGTAAGATATTCTGGGACCTCAATCCAGACAACCCAAAGGCTAAGATCTACACAGACTACATCGACAAATATGCGAAACAGGATGAAGAAGGGACGCTGATCGGTGGCTACAACTATCAGCACTTCACGATATTCGACAACGTAACTGTAACAGAAGAACGTTTTCAGGAGATCATGGCACAGTATGATAAGAACAGCATCTGGTACCAACGTGATATCCTTGGAAAGCGTATGATCGCGGAGGGGCTTATCTACCGTGCATTCGCTGATGCCGTACAATCTGAAGCTGAAACAGGTGAAAACAGGTTCAAGCGTAAGGAAAAACCGAAGAACCTCATGGAGATCATCATCGGCGTAGACTTCGGAGGCAACGGTTCCGGTCATGCGTTCGTTGCGACCGGCATCACCAGAGGATACCAGGAGATCATTCCACTGGCTTCGGAATGGCATGATTGCAGCAAGAAAGATATCGATCCGGACAAGCTGGGGCAGCTTTTCATTGACTTCTGCCTAAAGGTACTGAACATGTATGGTAATATCACACATGTCTATTGTGACAGCGCAGAACAGACATTGATCAATGGACTGAAAAGCGCAGCCAGAAAGAACGGACTCGGCTGGCTGCGTATCGACGACGCATTGAAAGAAGTAATAACGGAGCGTATACGCCTCACCAATAGAATGATGGCGCAGATGCGCTTTTCTTATATGCCAGAGATGTGTGACACACTGGTATCTGCCTTATGCACTGCTATCTGGAATCCTAAGGAGATCACAGTGGATGAGCGGCTGGATGATGGGACCAGCGATATAGATACCCTGGATGCATTTGAATATACGATCGAACGGTATATCAAGAAGTTCATCCGGTATGAGTAGGAGGTGATGGAATGAATTTCACAAGGATGATGAGCCTTATTGCAAAAGAACTGAACAAGACTTCAGAAACGCAGGTAGATATGGCTCTAACTATGAAGATGGCTACACAGATAGAGCTTTGGTCTAAGATGTTCCAAAACAAAGCCTTCTGGTTGAATAGAAATGTGAAGAGCTGCAACCTGTCCGCAGCCATCGCTTCCGAGATTGCTAGGCTAGTCACTCTGGAACTGAAATCAGAGATATCCGGAAGTCCTAGAGCGGAGTATCTACAGAAGCCCTATGCAAAGATGCTGAAGGACATCCGGAGGTACGTTGAATACGGATGTGCAAAGGGCGGACTGGTATTCAAGCCGTATGTGACGGAACAGGGGATCAGTATCCAATTTATCCAGGCTGACGCATTCTTTCCGGTATCGTTTGACGATTCGGGAAATATCATAAGGTGCGTGTTCTCAGAACAGATGCGGAAAGGCCAGTCGATTTTCACCAGGCTGGAAGATCATGAATTGAAAGGTGACAAGCTGCGTATCACGAATCACGCATACCGTAGTACGACTGATGCAACGCTTGGGACGGAGATACCGGTTCAAAGTGTTCAGGAATGGTCGCGGCTGGAATATGAAGTGATATTCTCCGGTGTTGCGAAAGTACCCTTCGGTTATTTTAAGGTACCATTGGCCAACGCTGATGATACAGACAGTCCACTTGGATGCTCAGTATATTCTCGTGCAGTCGATCTGATCCGTGAAGCAGACATACGCTATAGTCAGATCAGCTGGGAGTATGAAGCAAAGGAAGCTGCTGTCCATATCGGAGAAAGCATGCTGCAGGATGACCCGAACGATAAGAGTAAGAAACTGTATCCACATGGGAAAGACAGACTTTATCGCCCATTGACATTCGATACCGGGGCAAGAGATAAACCGTTGATGGATACCTTCAGTCCGGACATACGCTCTGATCCACTGTTCCAAGGCTTCAATGCGCAGCTGAAGCTCATAGAGTTTAACTGCAGCCTTGCTTATGGTACAATCAGTGATCCGCAGAATGTGGATAAGACTGCAGAAGAGATCAAAAGCAGTAAGCAGAGGTCCTATACTCTGGTGTCTGATACACAGATGGCACTACAGGATGCCTTGACAGACCTGATCGATGCGATAGATTTCTATTGCAGTATCTATAATCTGTGCCCTTACGGTAGCTTTGACGTATCATTTGATTGGGATGACAGTATCGTGGTCGATGCTGAGAAGGAACGTCTACAGGACATGCAGGAGGTACGTGAGGGGCTGATGCCGAAATGGAAATACAAGGTGAAGTGGCAGGGGCTGACGGAAAAGCAGGCGAAAGCTGAACTGGCTGCTGAAGAATCGCAGGGTATCGACTTTCCTGGTGATGAATAATGCTCGATCCTAGATATCTGAGGGATGTACCGGAGGGGATCGCTGAGTATTTTGACGAACTGGAAACACGTATCCTGAAAGACATCGCCCGAAGGATCTCACAGAATGATTACATGATGACCAGTACAGCTGAATATCAGATGCATAAACTGGAGGAGCTCGGTGTTTCGATGTCCGAGATAGAACAGGCGATATCGGAAGTTCTGAACATCACAGATACGAAAGTGAAGGAGATCATACACGATTCCTCTTATCGGTCTGTGCAGAAAGATAATGATATGGCTAAAGCAGCAGGGATAGAACCTCCGCATCCAGATCTGACACAAGCTATTCTGAATGGTATCCGCTCTACGAATACAGAAATACGTAACATCTGCAATTCGATGGCATCTGCAGCAAACATGGCATTTGAGCACGCTTTGGATCAGGCATATCTTTCTGTATCATCCGGAGCGTTTTCTTTCGCAGATGCAGTGAAAACAGCAGTCAACGATTTAGGAAAGAACGGGATCCGATGGATAGATTATCCAACCGGTGCACATAGAAGAGCTGATAGTGCCATACGCAATGCATTGCGGACAGGTGTCAATCAGATCGCGGCCAGATGCCAGGAGCAGAATCTGGATGAGATGGACTGCAATCTGGTGGAAACGACATCCCATATGGGGGCAAGACCGGAACATGCGAAATGGCAGGGTATGCTGTTCTGGCGGAAAACACCGGTCAATGGACTGCAGAACTTCTATGAAGCTACCGGATACGGAACCGGTGCCGGACTATGCGGGTGGAATTGTCGGCATAACTTCTTTCCAAATTTCGATGGTGAATTATCCTTCGAACACTATGATGAGGAAGCCAACGCAAAGCAGTACGA